AACCAACACGAAACAATGTTGATATTTTACAGAACACATTAACCCGAACAGAATTATTAATAGGTCACAATATTAAATACGACCTACAATGGTTGTTATCATGTGGTTTTAAATACGGTGGCCTGTTATGGGATACAATGGGTGTAGAATATTTATTAGCAAGAGGATTACACAGAGATTTATCTTTGAGTGCATCATGCAAAAGACGAGATGTAACAGAAAAAAAGTCTGAGATTTTTGATAGTTTTATTAAAGCTGGTAAGGGTGTAGATGAAATATCGTGGGATAAATTAGTAGAGTATGGTGAGCAAGATGTAGAGTCAACTTACGAGTTAGCATTAGTACAAGCACAAATGTTAAAAATAAATCTAGAGGAGTGGCCTAATGAAAAACACAGTTAGATTGCATATGGATTTATGTCGTGTTTTATGTGACATAGAAAACTCTGGTATTAAAGTCAATAAAAATAAATTACAGCAAATAGAAAAAAGTTTTCGAGATGAACACTCTCAGTTAGAGATAGACTTACAAAATGCTGTAAAAACTTTGTGTGGTGATACACCTATCAATTTATCCTCTGCTGAAGATAGATCAAAATTATTTTATTCTATGGTTGTTAAGGATAAAAAAGCATGGAAAGTTATTTTTGATTTAGGCACAGAAGTTAAAGCTGGAAAGAGAAAGAAGAAGTTTGTAAAAGTTACGCACCCAAAGGTATTCAAAGATAAATACTTTAATAAAGTTGCTTTGTTTATGAAAACACAAAAACAAAGTTGCAGAACCTGTAGAGGTAGAGGCACAGTAGATTATGTACGAAAAGACGGCACATATGGTATGCCTAGAAAGTGCAAAAAATGTTTTGGTGTTGGTTCTATTTACAGAAATATAAATGAAAAAGCAGGTCTAGGGCTAACACCATTAAATGAAAAAGATTTATCAGTGCATGGATTTAAAACAGATGTAAATACTATTAAAGAAAAGATGCTGCAGGTTAGTGGTATGCAACGAGAGTTTTTAGAAAAATATATGAGATACAATGCGTTAGCAACCTATCTTAATACATTTGTTGAGAACATAAAAAACAATACAGGTGAAGATGGTTACATTCATCCTCAGTTTATGCAATGTGTTACAGCTACAGGTAGGCTATCCTCTCGCAACCCAAACTTTCAAAATATGCCTAGAAGTGGTACATTTCCAGTAAGAGAGGCCATCGTCAGTCGATTTGATGGTGGTAAGATATTAGAAGGAGATTACAGTCAACTAGAGTTTAGAGTAGCTGGTTTTTTATCTCAAGACAAGCAAGTGTTAAAAGACGTACAAGATAAGGTAGATGTTCATTCTTACACCGCAAAAATAATTGGTGTTAGCAGACAAGATGCTAAAGCACACACATTTAAACCTTTATATGGTGGTGTTACAGGAACACCTAACGAGAAGAAGTATTACAAAGCATTTCTTGAAAAATACAAGGGCATAGCAGATTGGCACGAAAAATTAGGTGTTGAGGCATTGACAAAGAAAAGAATTACATTACCTTCTGGTAGACAATATCTTTTTCCTAATGTTAGACGTTTTCCTAGTGGGGGTTTTTCTAATGGTACACAGATAAAAAACTATCCAGTACAAGGGTTTGCGACAGCAGATTTACTACCTGTTGCATTAATATCACTACACAACGAAATAAAAAAATCAAACATAAAGAGCTTGATTTGTAATACAGTACATG